GAGCTCGCGCTGGATGAGGTGGTGTGGCTGATCACTCTACTGGCGAATCAGAGCACGCTGGTGCACAACCTTTTTGAGCCTGACGATAAGCGCGAGCTTCTGACCGAGGAAGCGGTCGAGCTTCTCACCACGCCGCTTGATCTATCAGGCTACAAGACCGCGATCCTGGAAGCAATGGTCAAGGGGACGAAGCGCTATGTCGAAAGCGAGGAAGAAACCCCAAAAAACGCACTGGTCGGGCAAGCGACGAAGAGCTGTTTGCCCGACTGATCTTCTATGGGGTGACTCTGTTGGGGCGATCAGAGCGCGAGGTTTGGCTCATGCCGCTTGGCGCTCTGCTCGACCAGTGGGAAATATTCAAACAATTCAACGGGATCACGAAACCCACTGAGGAGTGTTATATCGACAGCGTGATTCCTGCTGGCACATAAAACAAGCGTTCCATATTGACCGGCCTGCGGGTCGGTCTTATTTCGTTTATTTGTTGGGAGGTGGTTCCTTGGCATCCGACTTTGGCCTAAAAATCGGGATTGAGGGCGAACAAGCCTTCCGAAAATCGCTCTCCGAGATCAACCAGTCGTTTAAGGTGCTCGGGAGCGAGATGAACCTCGTCACGTCCCAGTTCGACAAGCAGGACAAATCGGTGGGCGCTCTGACCGCCCGGAACCAAGTTCTGCGAAAAGAGATCGATGCTCAAAAAGATAAGGTCGAAACCCTTGAAGCCGCGTTGCAGAACGCGGCTTCTTCTTTTGGGGAAAACGATAAGCGTACCCAAGCGTGGCAGGTTCAGCTCAACAACGCTAAAGCAGCTCTCAACGGGATGGAACGCGAGCTTGGCGCGAACGAAACCGCGCTTGAAAGCACGGCGAGTGATCTGGAATCTGCTGGCAAGCAGGCGGATGAGTTCGGCGACGAGATCAAACAGTCCGCCGATCAGGCGGACGATGCGGGCGGGCGCTTTGACAAGCTGGGTTCGGTCGTCAAGGGCATCGGTGTCGCGCTCGGCGCGGCTATGGCGGCGATCGGTACGGCGGCGGTTGCGGCTGGCAAAGCGCTTGTCGATATGACGGTCAATACCGCGGCATATGCGGATGAAATGCTGACGCAGAGTTCCATCACTGGCATGAGTGTCGAGCGATTACAGGCTTACTCGTATGCAGCAGACCTCGTGGATGTGTCGCTGGAAACCATGACAGGTTCCATGGCGAAGCACGTCAAGTCCATGTCCAACGCCGCTGGAGGTAGCGAACAGTTCGCTAAAGCATATGACCGCCTCGGTGTTTCGGTGACCAATGCGGACGGGTCTCTTCGCGACAGTGAAGATGTCTACTGGGACGCCATTGATGCGCTCGGAAAGGTATCAAACGAAACGGAACGCGACGCGCTGGCTATGCAGCTCTTCGGTAAGAGCGCGCAGGACCTGAACCCGCTGATTGCGCAGGGCAGCGAAGGCATCGCCGCGCTGACTGATGAAGCGAAACGCATGGGCGCGGTGTTAAGCGAGGATACGATTGCGAAGTTCGGCGCGTTCGACGATTCGGTACAGCGTCTCAAACAAGGGTCGGAAGCGGCGCAGAGGGTCATGGGAACGGTTCTGCTTCCGCAGTTGCAGACGCTCGCGGACGATGGTGTATCCCTACTCGGCGACTTCACATCCGGGCTTGCGGAAGCAGGCGGCGATTTTGACAAGATCACCGTCGTGCTCGGCGAAACGGTTGGTGGGATCGCAAACATGATACTCGGCAGTTTACCCCAGTTTGTGCAGGTTGGCATGAGCATCGTGAGCGCGATCGGCGGCGCATTGGCGGCGAATCTGCCGACGCTGGTCTCCGCCGCGTCCGGCATCGTCATGACGCTGTTGCAGGGCGTGATTACCGCATTGCCGCAGTTCACAGATGGCGCGGTGCAGCTGATCACGACGCTTGCGGAAGGAATTGTCGATAATCTTCCCGCACTGGTCGAAGCGGCAATTGAGATGATCGCTTCGATTGTGCAAGGGATAGGCGATGCACTCCCAACGTTGATTCCGGCGATTATTGAAGCCGTTCTGCTGATCTGCGAAACCCTGCTCGACAACATGGATAAGCTCATGGCCGCGGCGTTCTCGATTGTGAAGGGCTTAGCGGAGGGCATTATACGAGCCCTGCCGAAGTTGATCGAAGCGCTGCCGAAACTCATCACGGGGATCATCAACTTCTTCATGCAGAATCTGCCCATGCTTGTCATCATGGGCATCGAGCTGACAGTTCAGCTTGCGGCTGGTCTGATCAAGGCGCTCCCGCAGCTGATCGCCGCGCTGCCGCAGATCGTCTCCGCGATCCTGAACGGTTTTCGACAGTCGGTTTCTTCCGTAGTCGAAATCGGCAAGAACATCGTCAGCGGATTGTGGGAAGGCATCAAGAGCATGGCTTCGTGGCTGGCTTCGAAGGTGCGGGACTTCTTCTCCAACATTGTGAAAAGCGCGAAGAAAGCGCTTGGTATCGCGTCGCCGTCCAAGGTTTTCGCCGGAATCGGTGAGAACATGGGTGAAGGCGTCGGCGTTGGTTTTACCGACGCCATGGAAGACGTGAACAAGCAGATTCAGAGCGCAATTCCGACCAGCGTGGATGTTGGCGCGATCGATGTTCTGACGAACCTACCGAATAGCGTCGGGATCGGCAGCACAAGCGACCTGCTGTCGCAGAAATTGGACGTCCTGATCGGCGAAGTGCGGCGGTATCTGCCGCAGCTCGCCGGGATGCAGCTGGTCGCGGATACCGGCGCGACAATCGGCTGGCTCGCGCCGGCAATGGATGACGCGCTTGGCGCGATTCGCAGACGAAAGGAGCGGCTGACGTGAGCGATATCCGATTCGGAACCAAATGGGCGCATGCGGACTACGGTCTGATCGTTGCGCCCTACGCCATCCCAATGCCGGAACCGCAGACGAACTTTGTTGAGATCCCAGGGCGCGATGGTGCGCTTGATCTGTCGGAAGCGTTCGGCACGGTGCGGTATGCCGACCGAATTATCCCTCTGACGCTGTACGTACGTGCGCCTTTCGACGCACTGATTTCTGCGTTCGCGGCGGATGTGCATGGACAGCGTATGAACGTGATCTTCGATCGTGACCCGACCTATTACTATGATGCGCGCATTACGCTCGAGGATGTGGAGCGTAATGTGGGATATTGCGAACTATCGCTGGAATGCCGCGCGAAGCCTTATAAGCTGGAGCATTTTGAAACGACGATTACAGTTCTTCCTACAGGCACCGCTTCAGTAACCCTGACGAACACGCGCATGCCTGTCGTGCCGACGATCACCGTTTCTGCCGAGATGACGCTGGCATTCACGCTTTCGGGGAAGGATTACACGGTCAACCTTGCCACGGGAACGCACATCATTCCATCGCTTGTGCTCATCGCGGGTGGCATGGAGATTGCGATAACAGGGACGGGGCGAATCACGTTCGCTTATCGGAAAGGAGCGCTCTAGTGTACCGAGTACTTTGTGATTCCTACGTGCTCAACGATCCGCGCTTGCCGGATTTCTTCGTGTTCGAGCCAGAACTGACTCAGAAGAAGAACGAGCCAGGCCTGCTGACGTTCAAGATATCCAAAGAGCACACTCATTATGGGGCGTTAGAGAAGCTCAAAAACCGCATCAGGGTCTATTTGGATGATACCCTGATCTGGCTGGGGCGCGTGATTGAGGACGAACGCGATATATATGAGAACAGATGGGTTATGGCGGAAGGAGCGCAGGCGTTTTTGCTGGACAGCATCCTTCGACCGTTTACCATGGATGGCACTGCGACGGGTATTTGGCATTACATTCTGACCCCGCACAACACTCAAGTGAATGAGCCTCAGCGGATAGGATTTGGTACATG